TTACTAGCTTCATCTCTTACAGCTGCATTCCAAAGTGGTTCTAATGAATCATCTATATAACTAAATGCTCTTGTTTGTTTTCCATCTCCAAATATAGTCATTGGTTGACCATTTAAATGTTGGAACATCCAAATACCAAGTACATTTCTGTATTTATCCCAAATATTTTGTTTAATACCATAAACATTATGAGGTCTAATTATACAATAATCTAATCCATGTTGTTCAGCTGCAATTTGAATATCCATTTCACAAGCATACTTTGCAACTCCATATGGATCAATTGGTGCTTGTTGTTGATCTTCATCAAAAACTCCACCATAGCCATGACCATACACAGCTAATGTAGACGTAAAAACCAATCTTTTAACGTCATGCTTTATACATTCATTAACTAATCGGGCTGTTGCCTTTAAATTGTTATCATAATTGTAAGCACGTATAAAAGGCGATAATCCTTCAGCAGCATAAGCAGCAAAATGATATACGTAGTCAATTTTATGTGCTTCAAATATATTTTCAATTGGATGATTAACTAAATCCATTTGCCAAAATTTGACTTTAGGATGAATATTTTCTTTAAAACCACCACTTAAATCATCAACTCCAATTACATCATACTCTGGTTTGTTTTCTATGATCCAATCAGCTAATCTACTACCTAGTAGACCTGCTACACCTGTTATTAATATATTTTTACTCATATTTTATACCTTTTACTATTTTACCATCTTTAGGATTGTGAGATAAATTATTATACAAAGATGGTGCTATTCCCCATTTATACATAAATAATTGAGCCGCCGGTCCTTCTGTAGCCCTAAACATTTCACCTTCTTTCCCATTCTTTGTAGCTGAACTACCAAAATGGTATAGGTGCGCTTCGTGTGTTCTAGTAAAGCCGATACCGTTTAGATCTAATTTCAGAAAGAAATCCCAATCGCATATAAAAGGTGATTGGTACATCACATCAAATCCTCCTACTATCATATAATCTTTTTTATACATAGCAAAGGGGAATATACCACCATTTAATGTTAATTTATCTTGTTTTATTGACTCTGCATATTTAATAAACCCTTTATAATCAAATTCTTTAGGGTTACGTCCAAAGTCTTTTACTGGAAAATCAAATATACCTGGACCTGTTGGTTCAATTTGATTTAATGTTAATACACTATTTTTATTTAATGATTTTTCTATTACTGTATCCCATCCTTTACAAAATACATTATCATCGTTTAGTATAAATATAATTTCATTTGAAGCGTTTATAACACCTAAATTAAGTGCTTGCTGCATACCTTGATTATGACCTAAATCTAATACTGAAATATGCTTTTTATATTTTTCTAATACTTCTTTACTTTCATCATAAAAACCATCTACTGCAACTATAATTTCATTATCATTATCTTGTTGATCAATAGCTGATTGTAAACAAATATCTAAATAATCTGGATTTCTATAAGTTGGGATAATTACACTAATCATATTTTACTCCAATCTGTTAAAGGTGATAACCAAGCTGTTTCTCCATGTGTAGCATAACCTGGTATCGGTGTTATTAATAATTCATTATTTTCTCTTAATTCCAAAAACATTTGAAAATCATTTGGGTGAACACCTGATGTATGCTTTCTAAGTATTGGTTCACACCTTTTTAATGTACTGACCTTAGCTGCAAATGTCATTGTTGTGCTGTTTGTTATCTTCCAATGTACTGAATCTGTTTTGTATACCCTAGTATTTTCAGCTCCTCCTTCACAATATGGATTACCACCTTCATTTGGTGAAATATATTTGTCTGGGTGATCATATAATGAGACAAATGATGCTCCTAATGTAAATCCTTCTCGTAATATTTTATAGCTACCAGGTTTATGTAAATAGTCATTTTCTAAAAAATATATAATATCATCATCTTGATAATATAAAGCTTCATCTAAAGCTATATTAAATGTTTTAGCACCATTACCTACTTGTCTATAATCAATACTTGATCTAGTAACATATTTTTGAATCATATCATTAGTTTCTTGACTAATGTTATCAGCTATAATAGTAAAATCAGCTGAAATAGGAGTACCATCTTTACCTGCAAATGTATTGACAGCATTTGCTAAACATGCTTCATTATTAATATAATCTGGTTTTACTTTATTATAACCAGCATCCGAAATTCGATACATTATTTTCATTGTAATGTACTATAATAATTGTTTTGTTTTTCTTGTCTTTTTATATCTTTAGGATGATATAAGCAATATTCTTCTTTAGCTGGTAATGTTGAGTAATGGCTAAATCCTTCTAATACTTCATGTACTTTATTTTTCCAATTAATGTCAGGTACATTTTTCCAAATACGCCATTGATAATCAGGGAAATTAACATGACCTTTTTCATCAACTCTCCAACCCCATTTTACTATATGATCTTGAGTTAAACCTTCTACTGTATTAATTCTAGGTACTAATACAACTTCAATCTTTTCGTTTGATTCTAATATTGCAGGTAATTGATTTATTAAATTTTCATTTGGTATTTCATCTGCATCAATTTGAAATATATAATCACCAGAACACATTTCTGTTAGTTGGTTTTTCCAATCAGCAAAATGATTTTTAAATGTAGCTGCTTTATATACTACATTTTTTTCATCTTTAAGTTCAATAATACGATTCCATACTTCAGCCGTACCATTTCCTTTATCAAATAAAATTACAACTTCATCTTCTTTTCTTCTAAACTTTAAAAGAATATTTAATAATTTAGTAACTTCATCTAATTCGTTACAAACAGTAATTGCATAACTTATTTTCATATCTATTCTGGTAATAATCCAATATACGATAAAGCATCCATATAATCACGTTCTTTAAAGTGTTTTAATGTTTGCATATCAGGTTTATATTCTGTTAATGTTCCATCTTTATTTTCCATTGGCTTATCTAATTTAACAGCTTTAACAGCAGCCCAAGCCCAATCTCCATCTCCATTTCCATCAGCATAAACCATTCCACTTTCAGGTATATTAATCATATTAGGTAACCATGTTAACCCAGTTTCAACATCTGTCCAAGCTAAATCTTTATACAATTCAGGTAATACTTCCCATTGTTCTGTATAAAAAGGTTGATCAGGTGTCATTAAACTATTAGTCCAAAAACCACAAGATATACTATAGTAATTAGTTATCTCAGGTGTTACTTCTATTCTATAACATAAATCACCACCTGATTTAGGGCAATTTATTATTTCATCATATTGTTCCATTAAATTTTCTTTAAATTAGGAGTTGACAATGACGGAGTATCCATTGAAGGTAAATTCAATTTTAATTCCGTAGCAAATTCAGGTAAATTATCACTTAAAATTTTACCAACTAATTCTTTCATTTTATCAAAACTAAATTCTGTCTTAATATAATGTCCTTGCTGTTTAGCAGGTCCAAGATATTTTTTATAATTGGTAAATACATTTTTCATTGCATCTTTAGCCTGTTTAGGATTAACTTGGAACCATTGATATTCTTTTTTAATCCATTGATTAGCAGCACTTGGATGTACTTGTTCTAATTGTCCACCTAATACAATAGATAATCCTGGTTCAATAAAATCCATATGACCAGACCAACCTGATACAATTAATGGTTTTTTAGATAAACAAAATTCTTGTAATGGTCTACCAAACCCTTCACCTTTAGTTAAACTAATCATAGCTTTTACTTTTTGGTGATTATATAATTCATTTACTTGTTGATCTGTAAGCCCTCCGTTTAATACATAAACATTAGGTAAATCATCATTTTTATATTGCTTTTTAATTTTAGTAATTTTATTTACAATAGCTTCTCTACTCATATAGCTATTTCTACCAGTAGATGCTTTTAATATTAAAGCTGGTCTTTGTTTTTTATTCTTAAATGTTTGGAAGAAATAATCAACCATTAAACCTACATTTTTTCTATCATGACCCATATCACCTTGCATCCAATGTCCTACAAACAAATAACAAAATGTTTCTTTAATAGCACTTAAATCTAAACTTACTTCACTATTTGGTAAATACTTGTATACATCTAAATTAGCACCTTCAAATACAACTTCAATTGGCTTCTGTGTTTTTAGAACATGACCTGTAGTTCTACCTTGTTGGTCTCTTTGTTCAAAACCAATTTCAGAGAATACTTTTTTACTGTGTTTTGAAGAAACCCAATTCATATCCATTCTATTTAAACCTTCAACCCAAGTATGATCACAACCTGTACTTTCAATACCAGCTGTACAGCCAATATTATATTTTCCTATAGGTTGAAATTCACTTGGAATAGTAATTTGCATCCAAATATCTGGTTTTTGTCCTTGAGCTACACCTTGAACTCTATGTTCATCTAAAAATTGCCAATCTTCATGATCTTTAGTAAATCCAAATGGTGTATTACCCCATCTTTGGCTTAATAATTTTACATCATATTTATCTAATTCAATAATTGCTTTAACAATATCTCTAGATCTAGCCCCATATCCACTGTAGGTATCAAAAGGACAACTTATATAAAAACTTGGTTTTTTCATTTAATATATTAATTTATGATTTAACACTTTACTTTTGTCTTCAGTTGCATTTACTATTTCAAAATCTTCTCTTGGTTTCCAAACTTTGAATAATTCATCAAATGCTTCCAATACTCTTTGGCCTTGATGTTTAGCTGTGAATCCAGCTTCATCACTTATAGCCCATTCTCTACCTGCTAATCCTCTTTCATCACGTTCTTCTTTACTCATCTTGTATAATTCCATATACCTTTCAGCTGCATCTTCCCATCTACATCTATCATCATAGATATAAGGTGTTGGAGGTGATCCTTGAATTGATCTTGAAGTTGGATAAACTGGGAATGCCCATTTACCATGCTTTTTATATGTACCTCTATGGTTAGAAGGTACTTCAGGTGTTGGTTCAAACCATTTACCTTCATCATCTACAAATCTCATTTGATCTTGCATTCCACCTGTTACATTAGCAATAATAGGAGTACCTGCTAATATTGCTTCAGTAATGGTTAATCCCCAACCTTCGTTAGATGTTAATAATACTTGTGCATCTGCAATATTATATAAGTAATTTAAGTGTTTTCTATCTAATTTATTAATTGAGAACACACACGCTTTAGGATATTTTTCTTCAAACAAATATTCTCTTACTTGCTCTAGATCAGTACCATGATCAGTTACTACCTCTGTATGTAATATTAATCTACATCTATCAGCTTGTGTTCGTGGTAATTGATCTAAGAAATGTCTAAACGCTAACATTGTATCTGGGATTTGTTTACGTCTAATATTTCTTGAATTAAAGAATAAACAAAAATCAACATCATCACCATTAAAAACACTATTTCTAAAGATTCTCATGTTTTTATAATCTTCATGATCTTTTCTAATAGGAAAGTAATGTTCATGATTTAAACCATGAGGAATGTATTTAAATACTCTATTACTGTTATCACAATCAGCTAATACTAACTCATTAATGTTTTTAGTTTGTTTTGAAATACCCATTAATAAATCACAAGATTCATAAAATGCTTGATTATATCTTGGTGCTGGGTAATCATCCCAAATGTTAATATAAGCTATAGGACATTTTTTTCTAATATCATCTTCCATATTAAAGATGTGACCAAAATATCTTGGATCAGTGAATAACATTACAGCATCAGGTTGTTCAATATCTAATACTTGTCTAACTTCTTCTTCCTTTCCATAACCGCTAACACAGTATATTTTAACTTGAGCATCATCAATTCCAATTTCTTTACCTGTAGCTTCTGATAGATCTACAACCTTTCCTTGATCAGGATGATTAATAGCTCCACCAATATTAACCCAGTTAAAATGATGTGCTGTATGAACAACTATTTCTTTGGCTACTGTTGCTACACCAGAGTGTACTCTAATGTCATCACATACTAGAACAATTTTTTTCCTCTTATTAGGAGGAAGGTATTTAAAACTTTTATTCATTTGATTTTATTATTTTATAGTTCAATATTTGTTTGATTAGTGATTTTCTTTCTAAAATCTTCATCAGTAAGATACAAAAACAGACTACGATCTGCAAGTTTTTGGAACGAGAATTTTCGTCTAACACATTCTACTTTGAAGTCATTGAATAAATCACTTTGGACCTTGACACTTGTTAATGTCATTTTTTTAGGATTTGCCATAATTTTTATTTTTAATAACGTTATATTTGTCTATACATATATGAATATTCACCAAACTACAAAAAATCTAAACCAGCTCCACATAATTCTAACTCTTCTTTAAATGGACAAAAACTACAAGTCCATTTTGAAGGTGTTTTTGGATATGTTTTATCTTTCATCTCTCCATCTGAATTAAAACATTCATTGATAAAATCATTTACTGCCCTTTTTGCTCGGCCTAATTTAATTTTACCACTAGGAGGGGTGAACTGTTGAACCCTATATGCTTGATGGGGTGACATTATTTTTTCATCATCCCAACTTAATACTTTTCTTTTAAGTATAAAAAATTCAACATCAATTTTATCTAAAGGTATACCATACTGTTCTGAAAAGAACTGTTTGTATAATAATAATTGAAATTGTTTATCTTCATCTTTTTTATTGTAATCGTTCCAGCCTTTAGTACTGGTTTTTATATCGATTATTTTAAATGTATCTGAGTTTTCATTATATGTGACAACATCTAGATACCCCATGTATAATACGTTATTATACATTTTATTTGGTGCAACTATAATTGGTATTTCACAACCAACTAAATAAGTACCTTTTTTACTAAAATACCTATTTCGTTTTTTCTTAAACCAATCTAAAATAGCAACTCCATCTTCAAAAAATTCTCTCATTTCAGCAGCATCTGAAAAATGAGAATTATTGTTCTTTTTATATTCTTTTTGGTATTCACCTATAAATTTTTCTTGGAAAAATTCTTCCATATTAATTTCTCTATCAGCAGCAGCAAATGATTTTTCATACGCTACATCAAGATACTTTTGCATCGATTCATGTATGGCTGTTCCAAATACAGTATGAATTGATGAGGTAAATCTCTTTATTTTATCCTTATATTGTAGTTTCCATCTATGAGGGCAACCCCTAAAGATAGACATCTGAGAATATGATATATTTTTCTGATATGCAAAGTTTATCTCAGAGGGTGGATTATTTCTAATCTCCTTAACAATACTTGGTATTTTTTTAGCCAAACTATTTTTTCCATTTATCACGGCCTACTAATAGACCGATTATTCCATAATTAGCAATATCAATGAATGTATCTTCCATACCTTCACCTTTAACAAAATTTTTACCATTAACCAATAAATTTTTTAATCTACTTATTTTATCAGTTAATCTAATTGCTAATCCTGTTAATGAAAATTTCTTATCATCTTCATTATTAATAATATCACCACCTAGGGCAATATTGTTTAATCCATAATCCATATGTTTTCGAGCAAACATTTCATACATTTCTTTTTGAATTGCTTTAAATTCTCCAGATAAATCAGGATATTCTTCTTCAAAAATAGTAATAGTTTGATTTATTTCATCGTCAATATATTCTTCGATTTTTTTCTTTGGATATTTTGAGTTCATTATTTCTCTATCGCTCATATTATTAACTTTTTCTTGTAACATTTCATGGTACGCCTTTATTGAGTCACCCATATCTTTTTTATTTAATTCATCTTTACAAAAGTGGTTCCACCAACTTTTAGGATTGTACTTACTCACTAATTACTGACTTTGTATCAAAGTATCTTTTTAACGTTGATAATCTATCATCTGCATCTACTAAGTTTGTAAGTGCTTCCTCAGCATTTTTATAAAAATCCTCAGTTGAGTGATCACCAATACCAACTGCTTTATTACCTAATAATTCAAGTGATAGTAAAGCTTTAGCTTTATCTGCTTCAGCAGATGTTTTTAACATTATATATAATTCTCTTGTCATTTTAATAGCGGTTTTATTTCTTTTTTATCTAATCCAATAGACGTTAATATAAGAACAATTTCTATATCATCCAAAAAATCTAAATATTCTCTTGCTTCTGTTTTTGAGCATTCCCAATATTTACTTAAATAATCTAATAATTGATTATTTCGTTTTTTAATATTAGATTTTATATATTTGTTCCATCTTGTGTTCTTAGGAACATATTCTTTATAAATGTTATAAATTTGTTCCTTATCTTGTGGAGGCATTTTCTGTGCCTCATTTACTAGCTCTAAATAGTCAGGATTCATAGACATAAATCTGTGAATCATATAGCTGTTCCAGACTTCCCAATCTTTATCAGAAAAGGAGTCTGGATCAGATTTGATTGAATTTATTTGTTTAAGCCAATCAAATATATTTTTCATTTATGCTAATTCATCCTTAAGTTCATCTCTTAATTCTACTGGAACTCCTTCACCTAAAATTTTATTAGTTGTTGGATCATAGAAAATAGGAATAGGCATAATTGCATCTGAATCTGTACCTGCTACAAATTTAGAGATTCTTCTTAAAATAACTCCTGATTTGAAAATACTTCCACCTTCAGAGTTTTTCATACCTTCAGTTGATTTTAAATCAATTTGAGGTTGTTGAATTGGTTTTTCCATAGTTTTACTTATTATTAATTAAATTATTGATTAAACTCATTACATTGATCTCTTTATCTATTCTAAAATTAGCTTTATATTGATGCTCATTAATTAAAATAGCCGCTGTACCTGCTTTACCAGGAAGATATTTGTCAGCATTATCATATAAAAACCTGAATGTTTCTTCAAAATCATCAACGTTTGAGTCCGCAACAATTTGTCTAATAACATTAAACTTAGGTTTATCTTTTTTTAATTCATCTAAAATAGCAGACAAATAACTAGTACTGACAAGCAAAGAATCATCTAGAGTTAACTTGTTCTTAATATTGCTCGTCTGGATAGTGTTAAGCATTTTACGTAAGTCCGGATAGAACTTATTTACAATTTTACCAATGGCAGTTGGTTCATAACTTATGCTTTCTTTATCACAAATACTAGCTAAATGTACTGCAACCTCTTTTTTAGTTGGAGGAACAACTTTAATAGTTTGACACCTTGATTGTAAAGGATCAATAACACGTTCTATATAATTACAAGTTAAAATAAATCTTGTAGTTCTAGAAAATGTTTCAATTATGTTTCTGAGCGACGCTTGCGCTTGTATCGTAAGAAAATCCGCCTCATCCAAGATAACAACCTTGAGGGGCTTAAATGATGCAACCGATGCAAAACCAGAGACTTTATCCCTAATAGTTTCGATCCCACGCTCGTCAGAAGCGTTAATATAAATGTAATCACAATCTAGGTTTTTAGTTATTAATTTGGCTAATGTTGTTTTTCCTGTACCTGCAGGACCATAGAATAGATAATTCTGAATATCATTTTGTTCTAACTGTCTAGCAATTGATTTTTTTAATTTATCATTGCCAACATAATTATCTAAAACTATTGGTCTGTACTTTTCGTTCAGTAAACTATTAGTATTCTCCATATATTGAATAACGTTGTTCTTTAACTGGTTCTATTTCTTTTTCAGTAGTTGAGATAGCATATAACTCACTTTTTAATGGAGCTAATCTATATTCACCTTTAAATCCAGTTCTTACCATATACGCTTCAAGCGTATCAGTCAATGTCTTGTGTACAGGGCCATCTGGTTCATTGGCTACTAATCTCCATTTATCACCTGGTGGTACTCTACGAGCAATGAGAACTTTGTTCTCTATTACTTCAAATTCTATTTTATTTTTCATGTCTATAATATAATTAATTTATTATAAATATCCTACTAACTTCCCCAAGTCTGTGCTTCATTTGCTAAATGACCTGCTGCATTATCCTGTAGTATTCTCATTTTTTCCATTGTACTTTTTTTATCTTGAGTAATAGTACACTCAGTTAATAAAACAGTACCTGCAATTGAAGCAGCATTTTCAAGTGCTGATCTTGTTACTTTAGTTGGATCAATAATACCAGCTTCTTTCATATCAACTACTTCATCTGTTTCTATATTATATCCTGCCCAATGATCATTACCTGAATTAACTAATTTATCAGCTAATATTTGACCTTTAATTTCATCAAATCCAGCATTAGTTAAAATCTGATTAAATGGTTTAGCACAAGCTTCAACTACAATTTGAGCTCCTGTTGATTTAGCTTCTAAACCTGATGAAGCGTATAGTAATGCACATCCACCTCCTGGTACAATACCTTCTTCGATAGCAGCTTTAGTTGCATGTAATGCATCATCAACTCTATCTTTCTTCTCCTTCATTTCAGTTTCGGTATTCCCACCAACGTGTACAATTGCTACTCCTCCCACGAATTTTGCCAATCTGTTTTGGAGTTGTTCGGTTTCGTACGGGGTTTTCGCTTTTTCGATTTGCGATTGTAACTCTTCAATACGTGCTTCAATTGATTCAATTTTTCCTTTTCCATCTACTATTGTTGTTTCTTCTTTTCCAATTGTTGCTGTTCTAGCTTCTCCAAACCATTCCCAGCTAAATTTATCTAACTTCATACCTTTTTTCTTATCAAATACAACACCACCAGTTGTGATAGCAATATCTTCTAAGATTAAGGATCTCCTATCTCCAAAATCAGGGGCTTTTACAGCACATACACTTACTGTACCTCTCATTTTGTTAACAATTAAAGTAGCTAAAGCTTCATTATCAATATCTTCAGCAATAATCAATAATGATTTACCTTGTGATGATACTGCTTCTAAAATAGGTAATAATTCTTTAACTGAATTTAATTTATGGTCTAAAATCAAAATTGCAGGATTTTCTAAAACACATTGCATTGTATTATTATCAGTTACAAAATATGGGGATTTAAATCCTCTATCAAACTGCATACCTTCTACTGTTTCAAGATAAGTATCTCCTGTTTTTGATTCTTCAATATGCACTACACCTTCTAAACCTACTTTATCAATTGCCTGAGCAATTAATTTTCCAGTTTCTACATCATTGTTAGCTGATATAGTTGCAACTTGTTCTAATTGTTCCTCTCCTGATATGTCTTCTGATACATTATCTTTAAGATTTGCAATTACTTTTTTAACTGTAGCGTCAATGTCTCTTTTAATTTGAACTGCATTTTCATTTCTTTCTAATGCATCTAATCCATTTTTAATAAACTCACGAGCTAATAGTGTTGATGTAGTTGTACCATCACCAGCTTTTTCAGCAGTTTTAATGGCTGCTTGTTTAATTAGTAATACACCTAATTCTTCACTAGGGTCGTCTAATAAAATATTTTTAGCTACTGTAACACCATCTTTAGTTGATTGAGGTGCTTCAGCTACTCCTTTAAAAATAACAACATTTCTACCATTAGGTCCTAGAGTTGATACAACAGCATCTGCTAATTTATCAATACCTCTCATTAGGTTTACTCTGGCCTGTTTACCGTATTCAATTTTATTTTCCATTTTTATAATTCAGTTAAATTTTGTTTATCTTCTTCTGTTAATTCAGTTTCAGCAATAGCGGCTTCTACTGATTGTTGTACTTTGGCTAGTACTTGATTTTCAGGGCCTACATAATATTCTTCACCATCAAATGGTAATTTAGTAAAACCTTGAGTAGGCAGTACTACTAAATCCCCAACTTTTAATTGCATAGGAATTAATTCACCTGTTAGAGTATATCTACCAAATCCTACAGCTACAACTTCACCGTATTCATTTTTTTCTTTACCCATATCAGGAACAATAATATTCCCATATAATGTTTCTTCGTTTTCTATTGGTTTAACGATAACCGCGTCGAATAATGCTTCAAGCTTTTTCATTTATGTAATTTTTAATGTTAGATTCAATATTATTATAATGATTTAAAAAATCATTTAGTGACTTAAAATGCTCTTTAGTATGTAATTGTTCTTTAGTAATCCTTTCTAATGCCGTACCAAAATCTGCATGAAATGTTAGTGCTTTAGAATATGTTTTACTTTTACCTGTTGATCTAAAATGATTAGCATTTGAAGTAATTTTTTTATTCACTGTATAACAGTGTTCATCTTTCGTAATGAAGAATGGTTCCATACAAGGATCTTCAATAAGTGTTAAGGAGTTCGGTTTTCTTGCCATATAACTATTTATTTGTTTAGACGTCAATATACGAAAAAAACACTGCTAGGACACGCTTTTTTACTAAAACTATTTATTGAATTTTAATTGATTTTGGTTTAGCTTCTTCCGCTAAAGGTATAAAAATATCTAATAATCCATTTTTTAAAGATGCTTCAGTTTGACCTAAATCAAATTTAGGAGCAATTTTATATCTCAAATCAAAGGATTTTTTAGATAAACCTCGGTGAATAGTTCCTTCATGGAATTTTTCATCTTCAGGTTTTTTATAACTAATTTTTAAAATATCCCCTTCAATATCTAAGACTACGTCTTTTTTAGTTAGACCAGTACAGGCAACTTCAAAATAAAGCCCTTTATCGTCAAAGTAAATATTAAGTGGGTGTGGTTGTTTTGTATCTGAAGCTGGTTGAAATGTGCTATCAGAATTAAAGTGGTTTCTAAAAAGAATGTCGAAAGGACTTAAATGCCTCTCTAATAATTGTAATGTACTCATATCATTTTGTTTTGTGGAGCCGAAGCTTCCGGTTAATTAATTTTTAAAACATAACGCGTGCCCTAGCTACGTGTTATTTTATTATACATATATAATAATAAAGAAAAGTCGCTAATCCAAGCTATTTTTAAACTTCTCTTCATCTTCTTCACTCATAAATGCCGCCCATTTTCCTATAGGACAACTAGCAGACATTGATCTTACTTTTAGGTTTAAAATGCAACCACAATCAGCACAACATGGAGCTGTTCCTGGTACTGCACAGCTATAACCTGACATATCAAAGTTGTGACATTGCTCACAAATATTACCTCTGATTTTAGCTATTTCTTCAACATCATCTCTAGTGAATATTCGGTTTTTTATGCCCTCTAATATTTGAGGCATATTACCAAATGCACCTATTAATTTGTTGAATCTACTCATTTAAACCATTTCTTCTACAATACCTACTAATTCACTAACTACAAGTATAACTGTAGCAGCAATTAGATTGATCGGGATAAAAATATATCCAACAATACGTATTGCAGATTTTACAAACGAAACAATTTGGTGTTTCCTTTGATCTGGCATATTAGCCAAATTTTTTCTATCTTTTTCTATTGAGTTAAATTCTTTATTCATTTCTTGCTATATAATAGACGCTTTCAATATCGTCTGAGTTAAACATTAATTTCATCATACCTTTTTTAGATAATTGTAATCTACCTGTAGGCATGTCCTTATTTGAGTTTAAAATTGATTTGAAAATGTCTGAATCAAATGGTATTGATAGATCACTTTCACTAATTTCACCTCTTAATTGGTATGTAATTTTATTAGAAAATCCAGTATTATCACCAAATATAAATTCACATACTTTATTACCATCAAAATCCTCAGTTGTTGTAATTAGCATATTATTTACATCACTTAATGCATTTTTAGCTTTAATTAAATGGTCAACATCTTCCATCTGTAATTCAACATCAATCTCCCACGTATCAGGATCTTCATACCATGTTGTTTTACCTAAAATTAAAATATCTGCTAGTGAATAAGTTAAATCAAAATTTAAATCAGCAATATGCATTTTAGTAAATACTGATTTTATTTTTTCTAATGTAATGGATAAGTCTCCATTAGTAATAGAGATTAGTTTTGATAATTTATCTGTGTCAAATACACCTAATTCACCATCTTCTAAAGCAAAATCCTTTAGATGTACTTTACATACTCTACCTTTTTCACCTGCATAAATTGTGAGGGCATTATCTTTAATTCTCCATTTAACCTGATTATTTAATCCATTTAAATAATACTTTGCTATAACACTTTGTAAAACATTTTTACTTATCATATAATAATATTTTTATTTCTAATTTTATCACTTGGACTAATACCATTTTCACATCTACCACACATATCAAATGTTGATAAAGGTGCTGGCATTATATCATCATATTCGTCAACGAATAAATTACCTAATATTTTTTCTAAACTATAATCCATACAACATAATGAAACATCTCCATTAGGCAAAACAACATTATGATAAAGGTGTTCTATACAACCACAAGTACTAGGACCTTTTTTAGGTGCATGATTTACTCTATCTTTGATTTTATCTAATGCTGGTTTAATTGCTGCTTCGCCTATTAAGTTACCTGCTCTATCCCAAAAATTAGGTATAACAGGATCAGGCCATAATTCTTTTACACAGTCATGAGGTTCACCCATACTCATTACATAAAATGCTTGAATATCATTTTCATATTCTTTAAATTTTTCAAATACCTTATATAGTCTATCGCTTAAAGGATGTTCAGCTATTCGTTCAGCATCTGGGATGTGTAAACAAAATCCACCATTTGGTCCTTTAGTCCAAGGTATATCTTTAACTGCTTCAACATCATCTAAGGTCATACCTACACCTGTTGAAAATGCTGATAATGGATGTCCTTTATAATGAGCATACTGCATCATTTTACTACACTCCTTATTTAACCAAGGTTCAGTAAAACCAGAAAATGTAACTCTAACTTCTTTAGGTAATTTATCACATATTTGAATAAACCTAGCTAATGTTAACATTTTAGGTTGCCCTTTATGAGCATGATAAATTTTTTCTAGTGTTCTTTGAGGACAAAAAGCACAATTAACTACACACCCTTTAGGTGAAATTGAAGTGGTAAATTCCATAGTTGGCCACTTTGTAGTTTTCCAATAATCTCTTTTCTTAAAATCCATATCGTCAATATACGAAATAACTATTATACTTCAAAGGAAGATAATGCATCTAAATGTGGGTTTAAATCTAAACTCCATTCTAAATCATTAAAAAATCCTTCTAATTTATTTAATAAAATTGATTCAAATACTTTTTGTCTATCAGCATATGAATCTAAAAATTGTTTAATTTTATCTGGCATGTCATAGTCAAAGAATGCTAAACCTTCTATTTTATAAGGATTATCTTTTAAATAAATCCATTTAACTTTATCAGCCATAGTAATTAAATTATGTTTTCTATCTAATTGCCATAATTTTAACAAATCATTATAACGAATAGCTGCCCTAACAGGTGCAGGAGCACCTTTTAATATTTCAGTAAACATTTCACCTGCTCTAGCTTTAGTACCTGTATACTTATCTAATTTCTTAACTGAAGTTGGATTACCTAACTTAGCTAAAGGGATGGATCCATCTAAAATTTGTTTTTTAAATGATTTAATCTGGTTTAGAATGTTTTGTTTTTCTGCTCCTTTAAGTACTTGTTGTAAAATATCATTAAAGAAATCTCCTAAAATAGGTGGGAAATTTGCTTTCATAAACTCTAAACCTTTAATGTCTAGTGTTTCTTTTTCAATACCTTCTTGTTTTGTGATCCACTGTGCATAACGTCTAGTAGCCCTAAAATAAGCTGATCTGATTACACATTCAGTTTTCATTTCAAGTCTATGAGTAGTAACATTAAAAGCTTCTTTAGCTAATCTATCATAATCCTCATTTATAATATCTTGATAAGCTAGAGCTACTTTTTCTAATTTATCATCTTTTTCTTTATCAGTAAATTCTTCAAAATTAGGATATAAATGTTTTAATATAGGTTCTGCGTTAAAGTAATTAGAATCTGTATCAACATAAGCACAGTAATTCTCATCATCTTTATCACATATCCACCAAGGAGTATCTTCTATGTGTTTCATCTATATTCTTTTATATCTTTAAATTCAGAACCAGTAATAATATTAATATCATTTTTTAACTGGTTTCTAACTTCATTATATTCAAATATCAATCTAGATGAAGTAATGAAATCTTTATCTTTAATTTTTTTATCTCTAACTCTGTTTTCCAGATCCCATAATATACGATTTACTTTTGATAATTCCAAAAATAACACCCTAACTTCTTTACCATTTTTAGTAAATAAATCTACAACACCTGGATTTAATGTTAAGAATTCCTTCTCAACATTAGCTAGGTTTTCAGGATCCTTCATATTCAATTTTTTGATTTCTAAAATTGAAATTCTATCTAATAATTCGCCATTTGAAATTTCTATCTTCATATTAAAATCTTGTATCACCAGGTATTTTTACAATTGGGCCTGGTTTTTCACCTTGTGAGTTTCTAATTGGACTATCTACTTCTATTTGAAATGTGACATTATTAATTTTAAACCTAAACACTCCTTGTTTTAGAAATTTTTTAAATGCTTTTTCTTGTTTTTCAGACCATAGTTCACTCATAATAATTAATTCTTCTTTACTTATGGGTTCACCATTTGCTGTTATATGCATATTGCTTCTAATGGATTGTTTTTTTAATGTCATATATTTAATTTTAATTTGTTTTTAATTACTTTATTCATATGCCTATTAGCACATAAAGCTGATTCTTGGATAATTCTTTGACCTGATAAAGTAATAGCTTCTGATAAAATTACATTACCATATCTAAAACTACCTAATGCTGTTGCTCCATATAAACTATTAAGCAAAATTTTCATTGTATATTGCATTAAATAGTTATATTCACCTTTTTCTGTGTCTCCAGCTTTGTAAGCTTTCTTCATACGTCCCTTATAAATAACACGCTCATCAAACCATTTTTTAAGAATTGTAGATAAAACTGATTCTCTATCTGTCTCAAAAAATACTCCATTAGCTGATATTGCTAGGTTATTTTGTTCAATCATTTGAATCAATTTTTTTACAGGAACATAAGCTTGTTTACGGTGTTTATTTTCTACTAATAATTCTTCTTCAGGATCGCGTTCTTTTAAATCGTTAAGAGCCAATCTATTATTACGGTCATCTGCATCTATGATACGACCCTTGAGTGTTTCTTTACCAATGTTAATTGACATAATTATAGATGGATACAGCGATGTTAAATCCTCATCAAACATATACTTGTACAATCCAGCTTTAGGGCAAAATAAATAACCACCAGCATAATTCTTTTTATGAATTGGATTAGCATCTCTTCTAGGTGGAATTATATTTTGTGATAATAAATAAGCTGAAATAGCACCATCTTGTGATACTGTATTGGCATAAACTTCACTATAATTATGTTTACCTTTGTGTGATAAATTTTTAGTTAAAGCAATATACTGTAGTTTTTCATCTAATTTTTGAAGTATTTCAACATCAACAAAGTTATATTGAATAAATTTAAGTATGTCAGTTTCAAATAATTGATCAAGATTACCTTCATATTCAACTTTACCTATACCAGCATATTTCTCTCCAATAGCATTTAATTTCCAGCTTGGTTCATCTTTCCAACTATATTTTTTATGTAAACGCATATAATCTAAAGATTCAACTCCCACAATTTCTACAAATTGATTACGTTTATACCAATATTGATTACCTTTTTTACAATTTACTTTACCAATTGGAGATAAATGTCTAGCAAAATCTTCACCTATTGTATTACACATTCTATAATACAAATAAGGAATATCAAAGAAATCACTATTATAACCAATTAAAATATCTGGATCTATGTCTCTAATAAATTCAATAAATTTACCTAATAACTCATTTTCAGTTCTACAAGGTATAATTTCTTTATTTTTAGCTTTAGTATGTTTTAATTGATTCTTTTTATCAAGAATTAAAATATGCCAAGTATCAGGGGTTTTATCCCACCAAGCAATAGAAGTAATAGGCATAGGAGCACTTTCAATATAATCTTCAGTTAATGCTCCTCCAATTTCACACTCAATATCAAAAAATACTTCTCTATGTCCTGTAGAAGGTTCATCATTAACACCATACTTTTCAATTAAGAATTTCTGATATGGTTTCATATCATGAAAATGTATATTTGAAGTATTTTTATCCCAAGTATAAGTTTTAGATAATTTTTCACCATTAATCCCAGTGAATTTACCATTTGGGTCTTCAACATAAGCTGGGTTCCACCATTCTAATTCATCATAACCTGCTTCGTCCCAAAGATGTATTTTGAATTTATTTTTTCCTAAACTTGTAGCATAACATTTTTTATAACTCATCTGGTCGTATTGTTGATAATATTTCCATTAAATCTTCAACTTCAAACTTACATAGTTGCCCTTCACATAAATCTTGACAACATTTATCAGTATTTAAATAAATGAATTCTAATTTTTCATCTATCTGTTTCCACTGTTCTTTAGATAATTGTTTCACTCTTATGAAATTTTTGTAATTCATCATTAGAGAAAAACTTGGTTAAATCAGGTCTAAAGTAATTAATACTTTTCATTACTTTTCTATCTCTGGTACGGTAGACAATATACCGTCCTTCCTCGATTTTCTCAAAATGACAGGCCTCACCTTGTTCCTTACTTCTCTGGCTGACACTCTGTATGGCTTCTTCTTTAGTTTTACAAGCTTTCGACATATTGCTTGCTTGTACCTCTTGATATGCAGGCCATATCTTATCTTTAAGGCCGTGTAACATAACACCGTTCCCAAGGGAAACATAAGCAATGTCGCACAAAGCGTCCAAAACTTCCACAATGTCTCCGTTTTCGCAAGCTTCTCTATATTCTTCGAGCTCTTCAAGTACGAAGTCATATACGAATTGCCATTCTTTTTTCTCTGGGATAGTTGGTTCATAGTTATTTGGTTTGTTAAATGTTGCGTTAAACGTTTCCACTTCATTTACAAATGGTACATTACCATTTTCCTTTGAATTATAGACCTCAAAGTCTAGTTTTAATTGATTACTCATTATCTTTTTGTTTATTTACGAATTCCATAAATGATCCATCTTTATCATTACTTAATCCACCTATAGTATAGATTTTATTATCTTCTTCATTTGTCCATACCTTAGAATTATCTTCTCTTTCTGCAAACTCTAAAAATTCATCTGATTGTAAATAATCTTGAATTGGAGCTGCATCAGATCTTTCCCAAGGATAAACTATCCATTCATCACCAACTTCTTTAGCGTAAAAATTGGGTGTAAATTTAGATGTTGGTTTGTGGTGTAAAACCGCCCAATAAGCACCTGGTGCTTTACTTAATGTTTCTCCTGTATCATTAATATCATCTACTACTAAAGTATTTTTACCTGGGTGTAATACAAAAGGTAAATCTAATTGGTGAGATATTAATACTGCTGGGATTAATCCACCTCTAGGTAATCCCATTACTGAGTCAATATTCGGATATTCCGTTATAATCTTTTCACATAATACCTTTACTGTTGTATTTATGTCATCCCAACTTAAAAATAACTTATTTTCTTCTTCGTTTAATAATGCCATTTAATTATATATTATGTCCTCCGTTATTAATTTTTAAACTATCAAAGAATTCCTTTCTTGCTAAATTATCATTATCTCTAAATACTCCAGTTGCTTTTGTAGTAACCATAGCAGCACCTTGATGTTTGACACCTCTACAACTTACACAATTATGTGTTCCTACTACTGTAACAATTACACCTTTATTATTCTCACAAATTTTATTTACAGCATTATGAATTGCTGATGTTAATTGTTCTTGAATTGCTCCTCTCCTTCCAAACAACTCTACTATTCTATTTAGTTTAGATAATCCAATTACTCTACCATTATCCCCAACTACATAACCAATATGAACAACACCTCCAATTGTTTGGTGGTGATGAGAACACATTGAAGTTAATGGAATATTTCTTTCAATTACAATTCCATCATAACCATCAGATGGGAATGAAGTAATAGGAGACATTTCAGTATATCTACCTGCCCATAAATCATTTACGTAAGCTTTAGCTACACGTCTTGGTGTATCAGCTGAATTAGGATCATTCTGCCAATCACATTTTAATGCTTCTAAAAATCGAGCATAGGCTTTAGTAGCCTTATTTATCATTTTTTGTTTTTCTTTATCGTTTAGAGGAAACCCGGGTGCAACTCCATTTGCGAATCCCTCTTGTACTACCTCTAAATCTTTGTGGTTTTTTCTACGATTGTTCATTTATATAACTTTCTAATTTATCTATTAATACTAGTACTTCATCTGGTTCCATTGTTATGGCACAACAAACGTGTACATTTTCTTTGATATCTTCTAATATACGAAGAGCTTCTTGCTTATCCACTATACTTCTCGTTTATCTTCAAAAGCAATAATATGTGGTCTCCAAGTCATTCTATAACCATTATCTCTTACCCAATCAAATAATACAGGATAAGATTTAAATAACGCTTCTCTAGAATCACCTGCTGGCATAAACCATACTTTTTCAGGTTTAACTTCTAATTGAGCTAGACAATCCATAATTTCAGCTAATGCTTTTTGATCTTTACCATCCCATACTGGTTTAATATGAAAGTCAGAATGATAAGCTATTGATTGTTTAATTGCATCATAATTAAGTCTTAACTTATTATGTTGTTTTACCATTTTTTCGTCTGTAACTTTTCCTTGAGGAGTAAGAGTACCAACAACGGGGACGCTATTACTAAACTTAGGAGAAATTGACAGGAGATTAATAGGATAATCAGTAGGAAGGAAATGTGATCCTTCAGTTTCAATAGTAATGAATATATCGTTTTCATGTGCGAAGTGAGTTAATTCATTTACTAAAGCAGCATGCATAGTAGGTGAACCTCCAGTCAACATCATTTCCTTTATATGAGGGTTTTTCTCATACATGGCAATAATGTCTTTAAAGTTAAAATGACCTTTTTCTGGGTGGATACTTGTATACCAACTGTCACACCATCCACCTTCGCCAAAATAGCATCTGTGGGTGCATCCTGTTGTTCTAATAACTACTGTTGGGTATCCTGCTCTTGAGCCTTCTGATTGTACTGCAGTGTAAATTTCTACAATGGGGAGGTTTTTATCGTAATCCTCGATACGTTTCAATTGTTTGTGCATATTGTTAATTTTTTAAAGTGGTTTTTCATTCACTGTTATAACTTATTCTACGTAACAAGCTGCGTTTTTACCATGTTCCATGAACTTAACTTTGGTAACTCTAACTCTACCTTCAGTTTCAGTATCAACGAACTCGTTAAGCTTGTTATAAATATATTCAGCAAATTTCTCTGCGCCAGTAGCTGGAATTACTCTTACTTGAGCTACACCCGCTTTATCCATTTGTTGAAATGCTAATAATTCAGGATCATCTTCTGCCACTACTAAAGTGTGGTCAAACATATAATCCATCCATTCTTTAGGTGATTTACCATCGATTTTAGTTTTTGCTCTTTTCATACCACCAAAATCCCACACCCAATTTCTTTCATCTAATTCTCCTTCAAAATATACTTTAAAAGATATTCCATAACCATGTACAAATCTACAGTGTGTTGTCGTTGCTTTCCACTGACGGAACACTGTACTAAATCCGTCAAATACTTTACTTGATTGAAATTTACCCATTATACCAATTTAATATATCTTGTTCTGATTGATTACCTACTGTTCTCTTTATTTCATTATTTTGTTCATCTACTTTAATTAGAGTAGGAACACTTCTAACAGAATAATGAGTTGCCTTATTTGTGTCATTATCAATATTCACTTTATGAATAGGAATTGAATGACTTAATTTTTCCATTACTGGGCCTAATGCTTTACAAGGACCACACCACGGAGCTGTAAAATAAATAATTTTTGCCATTTGATTTTTATTGTTTAACGTTAATATACGAAATGGAATTAGCTAATCCAACTAAATCCATTTATTCTTTTTAAAATAATACCACATTCCTACTATTGTACCTACAGTTAAAACTGCAAATATCCAAAATCCATGATCATCTGATATTAAAGGAACATCATCAAAATTCATTCCCCAAAGTCCAGTATAAAAAGATAGTGGTAAGAATATTGTAGACCATATTGTTAATAAATTTAATCTACGATTCATTAGATCATTATGTCTTTTTTCAATAATGTCTTCTAGCACTTCAAATATTTGAATTAAATCTAAATGTTCTCCTCTTAATAATTCTCTTTTTAAATTATAGAAATCATCAGTATCATAATCTTTATTTTCAAAAATTACAACTTCGTAATATTCTAATGCTCTTTTTAATTGTTTTTTTGTTGCCATAAGTCTAATGTCCAAAGTAATGATTCAATAAAATATAAAACTCCAACTAACATCATTCCATAATGTGTCCATTCACCTCCATGACCATAAGTAAAATCTTGGTAAATAGAAGGAATAGCAGAGCCCATAATTGCTATACTAAATATTAACTTTGTGTATTTATTTTCTAAAAATTTTCTCATAATAATATTTAAATAGGTAGTAGCGGAGAGACCTGAAAGGGAAGTCATAGGACTATTTTTATTCTCTCATTCGTCTTTTTACAGACTTTCAGGAACTACTACTTTGCTGACCCAGACAGGACTCGAACCTGTGACCTCTTTGACCTCTTTGCTTTTCACGATCGATTGTATTACAAGTTTCCCTTCACGTTAAAGTTCAACTTCGCGCCGAGTTAAGCCAAAGCGAGCTACCTACTGCTCTACTGGGCATATTTTTTACGTTGGCTCGCTAGGGATCGAACCTAGACTCTTCTGGACCAAAACCAGACGTGTTGCCAGTTACACCACGAGCCATTTGTACTATCCTATATGTTTCTTAACTTTTGAATTACCAAATAGTAAATAGAAACTCCATACTAATGATACCAATAAAAGTACTATGTAGATAGGACTTTCTAAAGGACTAACCATTGGTGATGGATTTTCAAAATCTAAACCATTTGTACTATTAGGATTAACTCCTTCAAGAACAAACGAGAATAAAAATGTTAGTACTGTTAGTAATGTTGCTTTCTTAGGAAAGAATGAATTGATTCTTTTATAAGTTGTTGCTAGTGAAAACCACATCATTGGTATAACTAATAACGCTCCTAATAAAACAAGAATACCAGCTAAAAGCCCATTTCCACCTGCTGCCATTATTCCTATTCCAACTCCAATAAGGATTCCAATTGGAATAATAAATAGTAACATTGCTAATCCTCTTAGGAAATAATCTGTTCCATTAATGGTATTTTTGAATTGAAAGTACTTACCAAACTTCTCTTTTAATTTACTCATAATTTCTAGTTTAAAAATTTGTGGAGGATATCGGAGTCGAACCGATGACCTCTTGAATGCAAATCAAG